GCACCGACGGTACAGCCATTATCCAATCCGATTTTGACGATTACCAGATCGAACTGCTCAACGTAAAACCGGCAACGGACAACACAGATTTGTACGTGAGAATGTCTACAGACGGCGGTTCCACGTATGACACGAGCGCAATTTATGGCTCTGTCATCTGGAGAATGAGAGCAGCAGCTAGTTCGATAACTGGCGCGGAAGGTGGCGCAACTCAGATTCAGATTACTTCCCTGGGGGTCGATTCAAGCGCGTCTTGGGCGGGGGTCAGCGGTTGGCTGAAGATGTACAATCCAGGTAGTTCCTTCTACAAGCAAGTCAGCGGCTCGACGATGTATTTTGGTGACTCAGACCAGTTCCGCTCATTCAACACGATCAGCGGGACCTATGAATCGACAACTGCCGTAAATGCGTTTCGTTTCCTGTTCTCTTCCGGAAATATAGCGTCGGGAACCATCCGAGTCTACGGCCTCGCCAAGACCTAACAAATGTACCGCCGCCGCTACCAATACGCGACAACCTCCTTCATCCCGTTCTTCGAACCGGAGCAGACTCTTGTCTCGAAGTGGTATCAACCGATACAGGAACCGCAGAGACAGCCGCGTTTCGTTCCGGGGATCTATTTCCCCTTCGTCGCACTCAACCCGCTCCCGATTCCACCCTGGTTCCCCGGTCCGCGCGATGGAGAATTCTCCGGCGACCTCTACCCGCGCGCTTTCTACTACTCCCTAAGCCCCGGCGGGCAGATTACTGATTTAGAGAAGCCGGATGCGGCTTTGAATCTGGGGTCGGACCCGCAGAGGAGTTCGGTTCGGAGTTAGCGAGTAGGGTCCGAATCGCCTTCTCCTCGCTTCCGGTGTACCTCCCATCCCCCACGCAGCCCTGTGCAAGATCGGAGGGCCACACATTCGTATCTTTCCCGAAGATATCGAACAGCCGGAGCAGCGCCGCCCCCTTATCCGTCAACCACCCGGACCCAATACTGGAACCATGTTCGATAAAGCCAAAGTGCCCAAGCCAGTGCGCAGCGACCTCAATCCCGATATTACTGTAGAGATCATCTCTGTTGTGGAAGTCTGCATACTTACCCAGAATTCCGACGACGTAGGTGTACTTCTCCTCATCGGAAGAACCACAACTGCACAAGTTCAGACCGTTTAGGAGCATCCCGAAGTCGTAAATGTCGTTTTCTGTGAATTTCATACCTCCCAAGACTACCACCGCAGCCAGGAAAAGGCAACCACCCGCTAAAATAGGCCCATGAACGGCCTCTTCTCCATCCACTGCGATCCAAAGTGGCTCCAGATGTTCCGTTCCGAGGCAAAAAAGCGCTTCCCGCGCGAAATCTACGGTGTATTCTTGGGGGAGATGGTTGAGAATCGAGTTCTTGAGGTTGAAAGACTAGTGATCTGCCCGTTCGAAATCACCTCCGCGTCCCAGTGGGAGGTCAGTGTTCCGACAGTTTGGCTCCAGCAAGTCACCCGGGAGGCAAAATTGGCCGGTCTACACCCTCTTGGAGACATCCACACCCACTGCGCGCCGCGCGGGGCAGCTACTTACGCCGAACCGGTGCCATCTAAGGGCGATTGGGAGTCCGTCCACCACTTCCGGAGGCTCCTGGGGCCGCTTTACAGCTTCATGGGGGTCATGAGTTTGAACGCGGGGAAGGTCAAACTGCGGTCAGATGTCAAATTCTTCCCAGTTTGGCACGAAATTGACGTGATCTGGAGGAAGGATGACTAGTCCGAGTGCGGTTTTATCGGAGTCGAGTGTAAACAAGCTCCGTTTGCTGCGGTGGAAGGCGCGCACCGATCTAGTTTGGTTCTGCAACAACGTCCTGGGGTATCCGGATATCAACGAGAAGGTCCATGGGCCGTTTATCCGGAACTTGCAGAAGTTCCCGAAGCCTTCGGAGGCTGAACTGGTAGCGAACGACCAGTATTTGAACGGAAAATGGGTCTACAAACCCCTCCGTCCGATGCTGGAACTTGAAGGAAAGCGCCGGATGCTCCTTCTCGACCCGCGCGGCAACTTGAAGACCTCCTGCAACGTCATCGCGCACACGATTCAGTGGATCATCAACTACCCCGACATCGCGGTCGCCGTCATTCAGTCCAATCTGGACAAAGCGAGCGACTTCACGAGGGAAATTAAGAACCACTTCACCCGGAATCCGGTCTTCCGCGAACTTTTCCCGGAACACTGCCCGATTTTGAAGAAGGCAAACGACTGGGGGACTGCGGAATCGTTCGTAACTGAGGCCCGGGGTCGCGCCTGCACCCGGAGAGAGCCTACTGTGCGCGCGGCTTCGATTGAGAAGGGCCTCGCGGGGTCGCACTTCGATCTCATCAAGTACTCCGACATCGTGGATGAGACGAACTCACTCAACGACATCTCCTGCAAGTCGATCTTCGACAAGTTCGCGCTATCCCTGAACCTCCTGGTCTCAGGCTCTCACTGGGCCGATGTAGAGGGTACTCGCTACTCGGACGCCGACGCCTACGGGGAGATTATCAAGGGCCAACTCGCAATTCCCGAGGAGAAAAGGGACTGGAGCATCTTCGTGCGCGGGGTTTTCGAGAAGGACACGAAGGGGAAGCCGCGCCGGTACTCTCCGGAGGAGGTGGAACTGCCGGATCTGCTCGATGCGGAGGGGAAACCGGTTTCGATCTGGCCGGAGCGACATAAGGTTGACGAGATCATGTCGCGATATCTCCTCAATCCATACATTACTTCTGCACAGATGTTCAACTACCCGAACCGGGCGATTGGCGGTCAGACCATCTTCCCAATCACGGACAGTTTGCCGAAATGGAAGACTCGGAAGGATTTCAAAGACCATGTATGGGTCTCCCACTGGGAAATCACGGTCGACACTGCGGAAACGACCAATCTCCGGTCAAACTACTCCGTCATCACCGTGGGGGCTTGGGACCAAGCGGGCCGACTCTATATTGTCGACATCAAGCGAGGGAAATGGCTCGCGGCGGAACTGATCGCGCGTCTTGTGGGCGTTTGGATGCAAACGAAGGCACTCTCGAAGAACGGCTACGTCCGGGTCCGGATTGAAGAGACTGGATACGTCCGGGGTCTCATGTATGGCCTGAAGCAGTACCTCGACCAGCGCGGGTTGTACATGGACATTCAGCCTTTCAAGGTCAATAACCAGAAGTCCAAAGCAGAGAACATCACGAATACCCTCCAGACCCCGTACAAGACCGGCCAGTTGATCTTCCTCGACGATTTAACCGAGAAGGAAGCACTTCTGGAGGAGTTGAAGAAAGCCCCCTTCCCTCCCACCGACGACATCCTCGACACCTTAGCCGCTTTCTACAAAGATAAAGAGTGGCTGGGCCGATTGCAGCAGAGGCCAGAAACGCGCCCGTTCGAACTCCCGATCAACCAAGACCGAGAAGTCGCGCGGCGGCAGAAGATGTTCGAGAATGCACTTGGGCTGACGGACGTGTTCGGAGAACCGGCGGGAGGGCCTGCTTACGATACGAACCACCCACTGACCGGAGGGCTGTAACCGTACAATAGAAAGGAGGAAACCCGCATGAACTGGATCAAGTTCGCCGAAACGACCTTCTACGTCGCCCTCTCAGGTGCGCTCGGTGCCGCCGTCCTCGGTGTCGCCGCGCCGGAACTTTTCCAGGACTGGGCTAAATTGGGTGGGATTATGGCTGCGGGGGCCGTGAAAGATGTCTACCTCCTTCTCACTAACGTCTCTTTTCAAAAGAAAATCGGCGTGGATCTGGATAAGGGATAAATGCCGAATACTGAACAAGTTCCGAGTCTCCACCAGCCCGACCTGGATAGTGCGCCGTTAATCAAGCCGGATTCGACTTTAGACGCCGCGACCGCGCTGTCCCTGGTTACGAAGTCCATGTCCTCCTGGGAGACTTGGCGGCTTTCCAATGTCGACCCGAAGCTGAAGAACCACGACGCGCTCTACTTTGGCTCCATCGCGCAGCGGACTTGGCCGGGAACTACGACTCCCCGCTCCTCCCTCGCCTTCCCAATCGTCTTCGAACATGTGGAAGCCGCTCTCCCCGCGCTGACAACCGCAATCTTCCCCTCCGACGACTGGTTTCAGGCCATTGGTGAGGAGGATGGAAGGCCGGAAGATATCAAAGCCGTCCGGGATAAACTATTCTACGATTTCGAGCACGCCCGGGGGGATTTCCGGGGATCGGCGCGTCCGGAAGTTGTAACTGCGATCAAGCAGATGCTCCAGCACGGCAACGGTGGTGTGACCGTCCGCTGGGATGCGGAGAAGCAGAGAACCGTACCCGAATTCGTCGACCTTCGGGACATCTACATCGACCCCGGCACACCCTCCCCCGATATCTCCTCCGCGACTTGCGTAATCCGCAAACTCTCCCTCCCGCTGGCCGAAATCCGCGCTTATCGTGGCTCGCCGGGGATGGATATTCCGTCGGATGAGCAACTCTACGGTCTCGCCGGAGCAAACCCCTACACCGCTGGCGACCAGACGATGCAGTACTCGGAAGCCACTCGCGGGATGTTCTACGCTCCGGGTACGTCTGATTTCCAACCCAATCCGGCTGACCGGAAACTTGAAGTCCTCATCTACCACTCCGCCAATCGAATCATCTGGGTCCTGGGCCGCTCCTGGGTGATGTACAACGAGCGGAATCCTTACGGATTCATCCCTTACTTCTTCGCACCTTGTTACGAAGTCCCGGGCCGCTTCTACGCTCGCGGGATCGCCGATGTCCAGGATTCGAACCAACGGTATACCGAAGCCCTCTTCAACGCGCGTCTCGATAACGTCAACCTCACCCTAAACCCACCCCGCGCAGCCAAACATGGAATGCTACTGACCCCCGCACAGCAGCGTTGGGCACCAGGGCAAACTTATCAGGTCGAACACCCCAAAGATGACATCCTCTCCCTCGCGCCGCCGGACGTAACTTCAAACGTCTACGCCGAACTCCAGTTCATCGACCAAGCAGCGGAGAAGCGCACCGGTCTGTCCGGGTCGGGGGTTCCTAAATCCGGAAACATCTCCCGAACCGCGACCGGTGTCCAGGCCCAATCCTCCGGAGCCTCCCTCCGTCTCTACCAAATCATCGCGAACATCGAAGACTACCTCATCACCCCGATGCTCTACGCGATGTACCAGATCAACCGTTACCACCTCCAGCCGACGGATATGGTGAACGCGCGGTCTTCGATGGATTCCCCGGCGCGGAAGGTTCCCGGAGCGGTCTTCCTCTCCGATGTCAGCTTCCGAATCGTCGCCGCCTCCCGAATGCTGCGGCGGGAACAGTTGCAAGCCGCCCTCCCCCTCATCTTCCAGTACGGAATGTCCGGC